GTGTAGTTTTTAAACAGTTAGTAAACGGCAGTGGTATACAGTTAGATTTTACTACAAACGCTAATGAAATTAGAATCAGTTCAGAATTTTCAGAAGTTGTAGGTGATTCAAGTCCACAACTGGGTGGCGATTTAAGTGCAAGATCCGGCGGTGAACAATATAGAATTAAAGACCTAGGAACTAATGCGATTCCCCTTAATCCGTTATTTGAACACGAAGCAGTTAACAAGCGTTATACAGATAGCAAAATTGCTCGTGCAGGTGTTGACGCAGTTGATCCTAGAACCAATTTAAGAACTCCTGCATGGGGAACTATGACAGGGCCATTAATCTTATCTAGAGATCCCGAGCCAGAAGACGACGAAGTTTATGATGGTTTAATCGCTGCTACAAAAAGATACGTTGATAATTCTGCATTTGGTAGTGTTGTAAACTTGTATGTTGCAACATCTGGAGAAGATGACCGTATAGGAGTTAGTGCAGGATTACAAGGCCGTGCTTTGGCCTATGCCTATAGAACTATTGAAGCGGCACTTAAAAGAGCAGAAGAAATAGTATTAGAAGCTAGAGACGAAATTGGACCTTATAAGAAAACACTAACTTATAATAATGGAGCCAGCGAGTGTACTCTAGAGGACATCGAGGATGCTCCCGCAAGCGGTACAGGATTCTCTGGAATTCCATTAATGAGTGTTGATATTGCTGTGGTTAATTCTGTTGGTGTAAACTATCGACCAGGAGATGTTATCACGATCCTTGGCGGTACTTTTATTGAGCCTGCAAGATATGAAGTGCTATCAATTACAGAAGCTGGCGGCATTTTAACTATTAGACAATTATCATCAGGCGTGTATACCGCACTACCAGGTAGTACAGCAATTCCTTGCAGCGACGATAGCGATTTTGGTAATGGTGTTACACTAGATCTAACCTACAAAGTAAACAACGTACAGGTATCTAGCGGTGGCAGTGGCTACGGGCTTGTGTCTGTTAGAATTTCAGGCGGCGGGGGCGCAGGGGCATTTGGTACTGCTGATGTATTATCTGGAGTTGTGCAGAGCATCACTATTACTGATCAAGGTTCTGGTTTTACCAGCTTACCGTTGGTTGAAGTAAGTCTTCCAAGATTCCTTATTAAGACAGAGGGGTATCGAACAGACTTCACAGGAGATGTAACTACATCAACACCGTTTGCCATTAGAAGTAGAGACATTAGAGAAGGACTATATCTACGAGGAGAAAGTTCAGGTGCTCTGGCACAAATTTTATCTCATAACGGATCACTAGACAGTAATGGCAACGAAATATTCGATGTTGATTTAAAATTTGGAACTTTCCAATTAGGAGAGGTTATATCCTACGGTGACGTTTCTAAAAGAATTCAAATTAGCATATTATTAGAAACTGGTGTTTATGAAGAAAACTTGCCCTTACGACTACCTAATAATGTATCAATTATCGGTGACGAATTTAGACGTTGTATTATTAGACCAAAACCCGGACTAAGTTCTAGTCCTTGGGCCTTTATACATTTTAGAAGAGACCTAACTGTTGGCGTCATTGGCACTGATCAAATTACTATTGCTGATAGATTATTTGGACACCACTATCTACAAGACAGTTCACAACCTGTATATCCGTTGGTCAACAATAGAGGCTTCTATAGGGCTGCGGCACAACTATTAATTTTAAATAGACAATTCATTCAAGCAGAAGTAGTAGGATGGATTGCCGATCAATGTACTAACGGTGTATCACCTTTTGCTCCAAATTTTGTCTACAATGAAAGAATATGTCAACGAGATGTTGGTCTTATTATTGATTCGATGGTATTTGACTTAAAATGGGGAGGAAGCAATCGAACTGTATCTGCCGCATTAAAATATTACGGAAATGCCAGCGGTCTAATTGCTATAGGGGCACAACTATCTCAAACTATTGCTGCAATTCGTAGATTAGGTGTTCTTGCACAGTTGGCTATTAGAAATGTGCCTGTACAGGAAACATTTCAAACATCATATCCTCAAATTGTAGACGGTGCATATATTGCAGAATCTGGCACTGGCGGAACATCTTTTAATATTGCTGGAGCATCTAACGCTAATCCAATTGCTATTACTACATCAACTGCTCACGGTCTAGTAGATGGAGATCAAATCTTAATAAGCAATGTTGGAGGGATGATCGAAATTAATGGCAATGACTACTATGTTGATGTTATTGACCCAACTTCATTCTATCTATATAATGATGCCGCATTAACTGATACAGTTAACGGTGTCGGTATAGGAATTTATACTTCAGGCGGCAATGCTATTAATACTGGTGGTGTTGTTGGTGCGTTAATTAACGCCATTATTGATGTAATTGATAACTCTGGTAGTGTGAACTATCCAAAAGACAACGATCAAATGGACGTCATATTATGTAATGATGCTGTTCGTTTACAGGCAGTTACATTCCAAGGTCATGGCGGATTTGCCATGGTACTTGACCCAGAAGGACAAATTCTTGCTAAATCTCCGTACGCTCAAGAGTGTGCATCATTCTCTAAGAGTACAGGTAGACAAACGTTTGCTGGTGGACAATACATCGACGGATTTGCTGGAAACTTAAAATTCAAAATTATTACCAAAGATAGCCCAACATTTTTACGTGTTGGCGAGTTGAAACGTATACCACAATTGCCTGCATCTTTTATTGTTGAAGACACTGTTTATAGAATTAACTATGTAAGAGATTATACATTTAATACAGCAGGATCAACTGCATCATTTGTATTGGACGAAACTACTCCTTGGCCTTATGATCTGTTTACTTACAACGAAGCTATTTGTTATAGAGACGTTGGATTAATCATTGACGGTGTTGGATATGACATTGTACTTGGCACAAACTATCACGCTAGACGTTCTGGTTTGTCATATAGACTTGCTGCGGCCAGCGTGGTCATTGAAGACCAATTAGATTTAACTGTACAGGCCATAGAGGAAGCACATGACCAAGCATCTAGCTATCTAACATCAATACCTGCTGCACAATCAATTGTTGAATCTAGTAAAATTATTATTGCAAATATTGTAAGGAATGGTGGTACATTTGCACCGGCTCTAACATTTACAAATCCCGTAGGACTGGCTACTAATCGAGTCAATGCTAGCACTTTACTACAGGCCAATCTTGAATATATTCAAGACGAAACTGTTGGATATCTAACAACAACTTACCCATCGTTAGTTTTTAATCAAGAAACATGTTCTAGAGATGTTGGATATATTATTGAAGCTGTAATTTATGATATCATCTATGGCGGCAATAGCGAGACAAGAAAAGCAGGTATCAAGTATTATGACGGAGTAGGATCTGCTTCGACATTACAAATTCCAACTGGACAGCTGACCGAAACCATTGCAGGTATTAACTATGCCAAATACTTAGCAAAACAAGTTATACTAAGCCTTGCACCTACAACTTCATATTCTGCTACTGCAAGAATACCGGGTGCAGCTAGCGATTCATCTATCCAAGCTGTTATTGAAACTTTAATGGCTGACATAGCCACAACTGTATCAACAGGAACTGCGCCCACTTCCGAAACACTGCCTAGTCTAACTGGATACTCAGCATCATTGCTTGCTGCACGATCAACACTGGTCGCAGAAAAAGCAGATATACAACAGGCTGTCATAGATTTTGTTAATGATAATGCCAACGTCTACGAAGTATTGATGCCTGGTAATAGATCTATGTTGAGTAACGACTACACACAGATCAACGACCTAGGTTATGGTATTGTTGTTAATAATGGGGGATTAGCAGAGTGTGTAAGTATGTTTACCTACTACTGCCATATATCCTATTATTCATTAGGTGGCGGCCAGATTAGATCTATTGGTGGATCAAGTGCTCACGGCAACTTCGCACTAGTAGCTGAGGGATCAGATCCTTTAGAAGTTCCAACTCCAGTTTCGTTGTATTACGATCTTGCACAATCTGCAACTTGTTATGCACCATCCGGATTCTATGAAACCGAAGTCGAGGGTCTTATTATATATGTGACCAATTACACGTATCCTCCATTACCTAACGGTGAACTGGAAGTTGACCACGGGCTAGGAACCATGTTTAGGTATCCAATCACCGGAGCCACAACATCGGGTCTACCTCCTGGCGTGTCTAGACTAAGTCTTCGAAGTTCAGAAGGTGCAGGCATTGACGGATTAGCCGCTGTTATTGCCGATGGCGATGTTTTAACAATTAGACAAAATTCTACTACAGTATTGACAGGTAATGCGGTAGACGTTGCAGTCCGACCAAGTACTGGATTGGTACTTGCAGAGTCGCCAGAAGTATATCGTGTATTACAATTTGATGAATATTCTGATCCAGAAGGTGCTAGAACAATTACTATTTCAATTTCAACTCCTGCTGTAATTACTAGAGTAGGACACGGACTGCAACCCGGATATCAAATAACATTAACAACTACGGGAGCTCTGCCAACAGGATTATCTGTAGGTACTATTTACTATGTTCAATCAGATGGTTGGACTGAGAATAGTTTTAGGATTGGTACTACTAAACGAGGAACTCCAATAGCCACTAGTGGTAGTCAAAGTGGCACACAAGCCTATGAAGTATTTGGCCTAGCACAAACTACGCTTAGAGAAAATTATAACTATATTGATCTTACAGTAGATCAAGCACAACCATTTGTGACCAGTGCAAGTGTATGTACAGTTTCAATTGGGAACCCGGCAGTAATAAGTCTAACCAGTCATGGATTTTTAGCTGGCGATGTTTTAAGATTTATCACTACTGGAGTATTACCTATTGGACTGTCTACTACTAGACTGTTCTTTGTTAAGAATGTGTTAACTCCAGATACATTTACTGTAACAGATGAGGCAATTAGTGCTAGTACTGAAATTGAAACCAGTTTTATACAAAGTGGTGTTCATGGCGTGGGTAAAGTAATAGGCAGAGCAGGAGACAGTACCTTTGCCGTTGTTCCTATCAGTAATGCTGAAGCAGCTAGACTGTTGGGCACAAAAATTGTGTTTAAATCAACTACCTATACAGTACAAGGTTATCAAAACGAAGCGGTCACCGGACAAGCATACGGTCTACTTACAGTTAGTCCTCCGTTGAATGACTCTCTAATATATTTTACAAATTTACCTACTCTTAAATCTTCTACAGGTAAAGACGAACCAGGAACGTTAACAATCCGTATTTCGTTAACTCGTGTCACATCACACGATTTATTAGAAATAGGTACAGGTTCTTACGCAGATACAAACTATCCAAATGAAATTTACGGACCTGCTGTAAATGCGCTGGATCCAGATTCCGAAACTCAAGAACGTAGCGTAGGACGAGTATTCTATGTAACTACAGACCAATTTGGTAATTTCTCTGTAGGACCTTATTTCCGAGTTGATCAAGGTACTGGTAGTGTTACATTTGCAGCATCAATTGCATTGTCAAACTTAGACGGTCTTGGATTTAAACGAGGTGTACCAGTAAGTGAATTTTCAACAGACAGTTCGTTCTCAGATAACGCTACTGATACGGTGCCAACAGAAAATGCCACTAGAGGATATATTGAACGTAGATTAGGAACTAGTCATACAGGTAGTCCGGTATCACAGGCCAGTTTAATCCCTGCATTCAGTGGAGGTTTCTTGTCATTAGATGGTCAACTGCCAATGAAGGCCAATCTAGATGTTGGCGGATTTAAAATTGCCAACATGGCTGACCCGGTTGATCCAACTGATGCTGTTAATCTTAGAAGTTTAACTCTTAACAACCTAGCTGACTTTCAGGCTACAGATCCTAGAAGTGGCGACTTATTGACATTTACTGGTGCTGGAAATTTTGCACAAAACTCTAGAGTGATTGGCGATATCAGTCTTAATATTGATTCAACGGCTAATACTGTTGATGCACAAATTAATCCAGAAGTTATTACTAATGCTGACATTAGTACTACTGCCGCAATTGTTCAAAGTAAGTTGTCTATGACCGCTGCATCAACTAGAGCAAATGCCACAGGTATTACGCAAGCCGACCGAGGCCTAGCAAGTTTTGACAGCGCACAATTTACAGCAACAGACGGTTGGTTATCTGTTAAAGATAATGGAATTGTTTTAACTAAAATTGAACAGATTGCCACTAAGACAGTATTAGGTAATTCATCATTGGTTACTGGTAATGTTAGTGCAATCCCATTTAGTTCTATTGCTGATCTAGGTGGAGCCATTAAAAAATCACAATACAATACTGGTACTGGATATTTAAGACGTATTGGATTTACCTCAACAAACGATACCGATTATGCAATTGTCGATGAGTCTAGCTCAAACGCTGTAAGCACTTTGGTTAAGCGAGACAGCAATGGTGACTTTGGGGCGAGAAACGTAAGCGTTGAGAGACTGTTAGTTGATACAAAAACTATATTAGATACAACAACATCTGCCACAGGCGGCTATACGCAGATATATGGTTTCTTGAGTCAGGTGGGTATCTTGATTGGTGACGGCAGTGTTGCAACTGATCGAAGAACATTTTACGATAATGATGCGCATGTGTTTAGAACTCAAAATGGTTTGAGTAATGCTCCGATCACTGTTGGATCAATAACCACTCCTGTTATAACAACAGGCGCTTCTGGAACCGGTGGAACAATTACTGGCAATTGGACATTAACTTCTGGAAGCAGATTGCAAGCAACATATTCCGCCGACCTAGCAGAATACTACGAAGGCGACAAAGAGTATGAAGTAGGAACTGTATTGGTATTCGGCGGCGACAAAGAAGTTACAATGTCGTCTACATACGGCGATCATAGAGTAGCAGGAGTTATTAGTGATAATGCTGCTTACACAATGAACGGTGCATGTCCTGGACTTAAAAACTTAGTGGCACTGCAAGGACGGGTTCCTTGTAGAGTAGTAGGCATAATTAAGAAGGGAGATTTGATAGTGACTTCAAATATACCTGGAGTAGGAATATCAGCAGGAGGCACTGCTAAAACTGGAACAGTGATTGGCAAGGCTCTAGCAGATTACAATTCAGATCATATTGGCACAATTGAAGTTGCCGTAGGAAGAACATAATGTCTAAACAAACGATAAATTCGGGATCGGCTCCAATACTATGGAGCACTGTAGACGAAGCATTTAATAAAATAAATGACAATTTTACAGAGCTATATCTAAGTATTGGCGGAGGCGGTGCGGTTGATTTAACTTCGTTGAATTCAAATATTATACCAGGTGAGAACGAAACCTACGACTTAGGTTCAGAAACTAAGAGATGGAGAGATCTTTATCTAAGTGGCAGTTCAATACATTTAGGCAGTGCAATAATCACTTCTCAATTTGGTTCGGTAAATCTTCCTGCAGGATCTACTATTGGTAATCTAGCACTGGACGAAAGTTATTTTAAAATTATTGCCGTACCTGGTCAGTCAAGTATTATTGCTGATACCGGAACTGATACATTGATTATTGCGGCTAGTAGCGGTATTTCATTAACTACAAATGCAGGAATTGATAGATTAACTATTGCTAACAGTGGTGTATTATCTAATATATCAGGTACAGGTATTGCAGTTAGTGGCGCTACTGGAAATGTAACTATTTCTAATGCAGGAGTATTATCAGCGGTTGCAGGCTACGGAATTAGCGTTAGTAGCGGAACAGGTAATGTGACTATTGCCAATACAGGTATTGTTAGCGTTATTACAGATCCAGGATCTGGTATTTCTCTAGACACTAGTGTTCCTGGAACAGTTCGAATCACAAACTCTGCACCTAGTGTTCCGCAGAATATTTTCCAAACTGTTGCGGTTAGCGGTCAGTCAAACGTGGTAGCAGACAGCACATCAGATACATTGACCTTTGTTGACGGCACAGGAATCAGCATCACTACCAATGCTTCTGCAGATAGCATAACATTTACTAACTCAGGAGTAACTAGCTTTGCAGTCTCGGGTGTAGGCCTAAACGTTAGTGCAGCAACAGGATCTATAACATTATCGAATACAGGCGTTGTGGCAATTTCAGCAGGCGACGGAATTTCCATTAATCAAAGTACTGGAACTGTAATTGTTACAAACTCACGTTTTGCATTTACTTCTGTTGCAGTTAGTGGTCAAAGTTCTGTACTAGCTGATAACAGTACGGATACATTAGTTTTAGTAGCAGGCGAAGGTATACAATTAACAACTAATGCGGTCAGTGATAGTATTACATTTGACGTGACCTATTTGAAAGGTTCTGTATTCTCAGACACATCAACAATGGTTATCAACGGTGCCACTGGCACAGTAGTTGGTCCTGTTGCAACATCAAGTTTGCGTACTTCAGAAGGTGAAATAAGATTAGGTTTACGTGCTGGTGAAATTGCCCAGGCACAAAATACCATAGCTGTTGGTAGAGATGCTGGATATACTACTCAAGGGTTAGGTGCTATTGCAGTTGGTACAAACGCCGGTCAAAACAATCAAGGCAGCTACGCTGTGGCCGTTGGTACAGGTAGTGGCTTAGGTTTGCAAGGTGCTAATGCCGTGGCGGTTGGAATTGGTGCTGGCCAAACCAATCAAGGTGCTAGTGCGGTAGCGATCGGCGATGTTTCTGGTTATACTAATCAAGGTGTTAATGCCGTAGCAATTGGCAAGGCGGCAGGAGCAACTAGTCAACCTGCTAACTCAATTGTTATCAACGCCAGTGGTGTTGCACTCAACGGTTCCGCTGCTGGCTTCTATGTTAATCCGATTAGAGAAGTCACTGGGCCGCAAACTGTATACTACAATCCTGCCACATATGAAGTCACGTGGGGTCCTGTGCCAGCAGGTGGCGGAGGTGGTGCAGTCAGTGGAAACTTTGAATTCAGTGTAGCCGGCGATGACTCTACTCAAAGAACAATTTTCTCTGGAGAGACACTACGTTTTGCGGGGGCCGGTGGGATTACAACTGCTACAGACGGTGAAGGACGAGTTACGATTACTGGCCCAACATTAGCCACTGTGGCTACCACAGGTGCGTATTCTTCCTTAACAGGATTGCCAACTATACCTGCGGCTTACTCTGCAACCAGTATTGATGCACTTAGCGACGTTGATACAACTACTAGTGCGCCCTCAAACGGTCAAGCACTTGTATGGAGTTCTGCTAGTAGTAAATGGCTACCGGGAACTGTATCAGGAGGTGGCGGAGGTACACTAGCATCACGATCTGCGGTTGCTGGAACAACTGCCAGTTTGGCCAATGCGGCTACAGGCAATTTGACTATCACTGGATACAAGGGATATATGCTGTACAAGATTCAAACAAGTGCAGCAGCATGGGTAAGAATTTATACAGACATTGCTAGTCGTACAGCAGACTCAAGTAGAGTAGAAGGCGCTGATCCAACTCCGGGCGCAGGTGTAGTAGCTGAAGTAATTACTACTGGAGCACAAACTATTTTAATCAGTCCAGGGGCATTGGGATTTAGTAATGAATCTAGTCCAGATACAAATATACAGTTAGCAGTAACTAACAAGAGTGGTGGAACAACTACTATCACAGTGACATTAACCGCTGTGCAATTAGAGGCATAACATGTCAGAAATGTTGTCTTACATACAGACTAGAAAGTACATTGTCACAGTGTACAACTATGATGACCTCGATGTTATCTACGAGGAATTAGAAACGGCAGGTAAGGCGCCTACTGGCACTGAAATACATCGTGATGTACAATGTCTAGAACGTAGACCTATGAGTAGGAACACTGTATATAGACTGACAGACTGGGAAGCAACACAGTTAAGGACCGATCCTAGAGTAAAGGCAGTCAGCGTACATCCAGACGAACTAGGTATTAAGGCCGGTACCAATACAACTACCCAAACTAGTTCTTCTTGGGATAAATCTTCCGCTACTTCAAACAATATGAAAAATTGGGCTTTATTGAGATGCACTGAAGGCCAACAACGTACAGGATGGGGTGGAACTGGCTATCAAGGCAACGGCTCAGGTACGCCGGCACAAACTGGCACAATTGAGCTGGCACAAACTGGTCGTAATGTTGATGTTGTAATCTGTGATACCGGACTGCCGACACAGGCACATCCTGAGTTTGCGGTCAACGCAGACGGTACAGGCGGATCTAGAGTTGTAAACTACAATTGGTTTCAACATAATCCAGAAGTAACTGGTGCTGCTGCGGGCACATACAATCTAGGTC